TTCTGCACCTAGAATAGAACTTACTCCCAGTGCCCCATACAGATGGGGCTCTGTGAAGTCAGTCTTTGATGCTATGTGTCTTACTAATACCCCACAACGAGATCATGGGCTACATATTTATCATGGATTAACTCTTGATCATAGAGGTAATCCTTTAGTAGTAGTATGTAGAATGTGTGATGGGTCATTAAAGGCTTTTATAAGTTCAGAGTATGTAGCAAGCAATAAGACCCGCTTAGATTACATTAAACATGGAATCTATAAAATGGGTGTTAAAAGAGGGTGTTGGGAAGAGAAAACTCAAGTTGAGTTAATGGCAATGTTTACTACTTCGCTGGCGATCACTATGGAAGACTTACTTCCAGAAGGACAGAAAGCAATCAGTAAAGCATTTCTAATGGCTGAAACAGAGCTTTTGAAACCTAAGTCAGTAGTTATTTTACCAGTGGCTGATCCTACAGATGTATCTAATCTAAGAATTATAAGATTAGAAAATTGTGATGGGAATAAGTTACGGGCTATAAAATGTTACAAGGACCTTACAGGAATGGGATTAAGGGAGGCTAAAGATATTATTGATAGTGCCCCGGTGAATTTATTTACTGGAATTTCAATAGATGCCGCCAGAGAAATCCAAAGATCTTTTGAGGAAGCAGAGGTATTCGTAGCTATAATGGCTATGCCTACACCTCCAAAAGTTATGGGTATAAAACCAAAGATTACACAGACACAAGCACAATCAGGATGGGGAGAATTCTTCAAAGACCTTGACAGTGTTAATGTACCAACAGTACCTGTTGAACCTAGTGTTGTTGAAGCTTTAACTGCAAACAATTCAATTACTTGGAGTGCTGGAGCGATGACAACAGGAGCAGGTATATCTTTAGGTGATGTGACCGCAACAGTAGCAAGTCTAAGGACACCGCAAGAATCATCTCGTAATCAGCGCCCACAGTCTAGTAATCTAAGTGAAGAAGAACGAATTCTTCAAGATCAACTAGATGCTGAAATTCAAAACATGATTTAATAATGGCTAATGTATTAGCATTGATTGATGCAGATGGTTTAGGCTATCAGTCTAGTAAGGAGTCCTTAGTAGAATCTATTAGTATTCTTGATGAAAAGATCAGGAATATTATAGAATCTACTGGGGCTACTCACTATTCTATATTCCTATCATCTGGACCGTATTTTAGACATAAAATAGACCCAATGTATAAAAGTTCCAGGGGTAAGTATGGAACACCACTTAAGTGGATCAAAACACTTAAAAGTTACCTTTTTGAGGGATATAATGGAAGTAGTATGATGCATGTAGAAGCGGATGATTTGGTGAGTTATTGGTATGAACACCCTATCATTGTTAATGCAGATGAAAACACTCCTATTACTGTTTTTGAAAGAAAGATTTTATGTAGCACCGATAAGGACTTATTAAAATCTATTCCGGGAAAGCATTTTAATTACACTTATGTTCTTAAAGAAAAGGAAAATCCTAACAGTCTTGTAAAAGGTTGGTGGGTTGAAACTTCAGAAGAGGAAGCAAATACATTCAAACTTATGCAGATGCTTGTAGGAGATTCCACTGATGGAATTAAAGGTGTGGAAGGTAGAGGAGAAGTATACTTTAAAAACATGCTTGTAAAAAAGCCAAATTTAGGTATGCTTGACATTCTATCTGAGTATATCATAAAGTATGGAGATGCGGAAGGAGTACATGAATTCCAAAAGAATTATAAGCTGTTACATATGCTTGATTCTGATAAGGATTTTGTGAGAGAGGTGTTAGCCTTACCCTCATTTCCTAATATTAACAAAGTTATTATTTCAGAAACTGGAGATATAACAACAGTAGTACCTACTGATGATAAATTTTAATTAATGAGAAAAGAGCAGGTAACAAATTATTTTACTATCCCGCTACCAGCGGGTAGTACATTATTTTATGTATTAAATAATAGTAGAGAGATTGAAATCTGTACCGATGCTCCAGTACAAGAAGCCTTTGAGAATAATAAAATTGTAAGTTTAATCGCAGGAAATTTCGTCATAAAAATCGGTGACAATTTCAAACACGAACTTCAGTCTATCCCGAGTTCATATCAAATAAAATTCATTGATAAATTTGTAGGGAAGAAATTTAGAAATTCATATATATTAAGCACACACCCTTTAAATCTAACTAGTCAGTATATTATACCATGCCTAGGCTTAACAAGAGACCAATTACATTATAATGGGTTTCTAGTTAATGCATACCTGATGGAAACACCTGATAAAATAGCTTTGCTATACAGGTTCTCCACATCAGAGAATTATGGCAGACTAGAGGAGACATTTAGTAAAAACAAATTGTTTGACAAAATGGATAACTCTATTGAAGGATTTGACTTAGTAATTATGAATGTACCTAAAGAATACCAGAAAGATGTGGTAACCTTTTCAAATGGAGGATACTCTAAACTCTCTTCTGCCCTAAAGCAAAAGATTGTAGACTTCCACTTTTTGACAAAGAAAGACTATATTCATAAGGTAATGTTTAAAGATCCAGACTTGCAAAAGAAACTGGAGAAAGAATGGGATGTTAAACTTGACTTTATCGAGTTAAGTCAACGTCCTAATATGCAACACGAGGCGCTAAATAATCAAATATGGAAACATACAAATTTGGAGAAGCTATAGTAACAAGACACATATTAAAAAAAGAACATGGCCCTAGAAGAAATCAAATACACTGGGAACAGCATTTTATTCCAGAAACAGTAGTAAGAGTTATTGGGATAAGATCTTTGCGTAATGGTATTTATCATGTTAATGAAGATGAATATTATTTTGAGCCTAGTGAATACATAAAAGCGGCACTTGTTGTTAAAAACTTAAAAGAAAAACCATTTTACATAAAATTAAATGCATAAAAAAATACTTATAAAATTATTTGGTGAAGAATGGGTAAATGCCTTGGGTCAAGAGTTTCTTGACTCCAAGGAATTTATTAACATCGCTAATAAGATAGGAAACTTAAGGGAAACACTCACCATATACCCAAGTAGAGGAAATGTATTTAAAGCATTTAGACTAACTCCACTTAGTAAAGTTAAGGTCGTTCTATTGGCAATGGATCCATATCATGATGGTTCTGCCGATGGTCTTAGTTTTTCTAACAGTTTAACAAAGAAGATATCACCTTCCTTAAGAAATATTCTAAAGGAAATTGATACAGAATACCCAGAGAATAAAGAACTAATCTCACATGGAAGACTAGACCCACAGGATTTATCGCGGTTAGCCTTACAAGGGGTACTGATGTTAAACACAGCACTGACTGTAGAAGAGCATGTTGCAGGTTCACACTTGGAACTGTGGAAACCTTTTACTGAGGAAGTAATTAAGACTCTTAATAATGAGGGTGAAATAATTTGGTTACTTCTAGGTAAAGAGGCTCAGAAATACAGTAAGTTAATAACTAATCCTTCCCATTCTATAGTCACTGCTAGCCATCCAGCTGCAGAGATATATGGTAATGGGGGATTTTTTAATTCTAATTGCTTTAAGAAAGTTAACTTAGAGTTATTTGCAAGAAATAAACAAGAAATAATTTGGTAATGAAAATATTAGTAATAGGAGATATCCATGGTGAGGGTATCTGGAAGAAATTTGGAGATATAGAACAATTACTTCAATCAAACATTTTTGAAACAGAGTATGATAAGTATGTATTTCTAGGGGATTATTTTGATTCCTTTAAAGTTAGCTCACCAAAGATACTAGAGAGGTTTCATGATGTATTAAGATTAAAAAGAAACTATCCTGATAAGGTAGTACTTCTATTAGGTAATCATGATATACAATACTTTCTATGGCCTTCACACCTTGGAAATAATCCTTATGGTTGTTCTGGTTATAGATCAGAATACCATTTAACTCTTAATGAGATATATCTTAAAGAACAAGATCTATTCCAAGCTGCTTATCAAGTTAATAACTACCTGTTTACACATGCAGGAGTTAGTGAGGCTTGGTATACTCAAGTTTACAAGATGAGTGAACAAGTGGAAGAAGAAGGTTATACTGATATGGCCGACTTAATTAATAAGGAATTTAAGTATAGAAATCGTAGTTTATTTGCAGTAGGATTTTCTCGTGGAGGAATGTATGCTAAGGGTGGTCCATTTTGGGCAGACAAATCTGAAACTATACTAAACCACGCTGTAGGGCTGCATCAAATAGTTGGGCACAGCCAGTTAAAAGAAATAGAGAAACATTCAGCAGATTCTGAAAGTTCTATCACATATTGTGATGTGTTACAATCTAAATACCCAGCACCTTTAATTTTAGAAATTTAATAAAAATGATTGATAATTTTGAACAAATAAAGAAACTACTTACATTTAATTCTGAAGACGAATTTTACTTTGTGCAAATATTACAAAGGAAGAAAGATAATCCTGGAAATATAAATGGCAGTAATAATTCTAGCAGATTAATAAAGGCTTATTATATTACTTCTTTAGAACAATTGGACAGAGAC